AGAAGAGCTATGAGCGGTACCGCGAAGAGCAGCGATTGATTGGTGCGCGTAGCAGAGAACTGCTCACACAGGCCGAGGCGTGGAAGCTGTCGTGTGAGGATCAGACCTTCCGGGACGTGGTGGTGAAGCACTTGCGCGAAACGATCGAGTCGAACGAGCCGGTCACGGCCATTGCCGGCAAGATTCTGCCGGACGGCCGTGAGTTGGCCGTGATTCCCCGGATCTACAACACGATCATTACGATCGGTCCCGCGGGCTCTGGATTCTACGATGACCATTGGTGATACGAGACGCCGGGCCACGCGTTGATAGCCTACGCCCAATGGAATCCGGCCGAGACGCCGGAGCCTGAAGGGTGGTTTCGCCACGCGCGCACAGGCAGACGTCGCCCGGGCGGCGATGCAAGCAAGCAATACATCTACTTTTGAGAAAGGAATGAAACCGTGAGCATGACAGAGTCCCAAGGCCCGTTGCCCACCGCCGAGGCCATTGCCGAGCGGCTTTCCGCGCGAAACAAAGGGGACTTCCTCGGCTTCGAAGTCAATGAGTACGCTGGATGCCTCCCCTACGAACTCGTAAAACCTTATCTCAAGGAAAGTGTTACCGCTGAAGAATGGAACACGATTCGCGCTCCCCGTGATCGAGAGTCAGTCCTGAAACGAATGCAAGAATACATGCCCTTCGCGTTCGAGAAGGCCAACAGCCAACGGGGAATTAGCGCCAATCGCTCCATCCTGCACTACGTCGCGTGGACCTGGCTCGCAGGCGACGGAGCGCTTTCGGAAGAGATCGAGAACATGGAACACGAGTTCTATGGCAAGCCTGTGCTACGCAAGATCTGCGAACACTACGGATGGGACTGGAAGCAGTGGGACAACGGCGAGCTGACCAACGGAGAGGGATAAGTGGACATCAAGCTCGACACTGCCAGCATCAAGGAACTCATCGGCGAGTCCATCATGGTCTCGCTGAACACCGAGAAGCGTGACGCGCTCATTCAGGGTGCGCTGAGCTACCTGCTCACGAAAACCACGAACACGTACAACAATCGTCAGGAAGACAGTCCACTTGAAAGCGCGTTCAAACACGCCCTTGGAAACATCGCGCGTGAGATCGCAACCGAAGCTCTGGAGAAAGACGAACGCGTTCGAGAGACCATCCGAAAACTCATCGTGGAGGCTGTCGAAAGTCTTTTGGACGACAAGAGCTACAACAACCTGGTTGGGCAGATCAGTGCCGCGATCACCAAGGGACTCGTGCGGGATTATTGATGAACGTCGCGGTCGCTATCATCGCCGTCCAGGATAGCCAGGTGCTCTTGGTGCGCAATCGCAAGCGGCAAGGATCCGTGGAAATCCCCGGCGGCATGGTGATCTCGGGCGAGGGAATCTTCAGCGCGGCCGTTCGAGAGCTACGCGAAGAAACAGGCCTGACCATTGCCACGCCTGTCGGCTGGCGTGACCTCATTCCGTTCGATCAAAAGACGGTCGACAACTGGCACGTGCACATCTTTCGAGCGCTACGATGGACCGGAAAACTCACGGCGGGCGATGATGCAGAGAACGTCTTTTGGGGATTGCCTGGCTTACTGCTCGCCGGCGCACACCCCGAGGATTATCCGATTGTCTGCAGGGCAATCGATCAACACAAGGCAGCGTTTGGATGAGCGAGACAAGTAACCCGGTACCAGTGAACATTCGTTATCGTGACCGCAATGGTGAAATCGCTTGGAAACGCATCATGCCCGGACGAACGTGGTGCAAGGAAACAGAGGGCGGGCGCAAGGAATGGGTGCTTCATGCGCGGGACTTGGGCGATCAGGTCGATCGTGACTTCTCACAGGCAAACATTCTGGAATGGAAGAACGGCACGTGACCGATCCCGACGACAAGGTCCGCGAACTGCAAGCCAAGTACGGCGCCCTTGCTCTTGCCGCCACACGTCTGGTGGTCACGCTGCCGAAGTGCACCTACTGCATCAGGCCAGCTACCCGTGCTTGGAAACGCGGTGAGGCTAGGTTCTGCGATGGGTGTGGCCCCGACGTGCCGGAGTATCCGCGTGCCCAGCCGTTGCGGGATATGATCGAAGCATTGAAAGCACTAGGGATATGAGCAGGCAATACCTCGGGTGGCCATGTCCACATTGCGGTGAGCGCAAGCTGGATCTTGGATGCGTTACCATCGACACGAATCCAGCGGTGCTTGGGATTGAATGCAAGGCTTGCGGCAAGAGCGGCGGGATCTACGAAAATGATCCGGCGCTACTGCTCGACAGGGAGAACCGTGAACTCGAAGCAATCGTGCGAACGTTGGCGGAAGAGGATCCGATCCGAACGCGTCAGGGCCTACGCTGGGACACCTACGAATGCAGGTTTTGTAACGGAGGGTCACGTGAATATGATGACGCTGAGCACGAGATAGACCATTGCCTGTGGCTCAGGGCCCGTAAGGCGATGGAGAAAGCGTGAGAGCTGCAATCATGCACCCGATCCAAGCGGCAGAGCTAGAGGCGATCGCACGGATGGCTGCTGAGCTCGAATCCCATTGGCGAGATGGGCCTTGCCCGTTCTGCATGGAATGCCTTGGTAAGGTTGTCGAGAAGGACGACGTCGAGCTTTACGGATCAGACCCGGCGAGAATCGGCAAGCGTGAATGGGATCATAAACCGGACTGTCCGCTTGATGCCCTAACACAGCGGGCCCGCAGAGCATTGGAGGGAACGTGAGCACCGTTCCAAGTCTTCGATGTGGCGTCTGTGGACATGGTCTACCTGGCGTCGCAGCGCCCCACAACTGCAGCGACCCCGTGCCCTATAAGATACACGATGACGCTCGAATCGAGCTGGAAGCGATCGTGCGCGCGGTGGCAGAGCTACCAATCCGCGACGTCAGAGGCCGGAACGTATGCCCTTGCTGCGATCTAGAGACACGTGGCGATCGTGATGAATGCTGTGACGAATGCCCACGAACTCGGGCCCGTACGGCCCTGGGACTGGACGGCGCCGGCTAGATCCTTTTCGTTGGCACAAGCTCAGCGCCGCACTGATCACACACAATCCCTTGAGCTTCGTTGGCGCTTAGGGGTGACCATGGGTTACAGGGATCGTCCGAATGCGATGCACAGGCCGGACAACGGTACTCCTGGGACACTTCAGTCAGCCGAAACGGCACACATGCGAACCGCGAATATCCAACTGGCTTTTTCTCGCTCATAGCACACACCGCCCTTTCTCGGATTCAATCGCCACGCCTGCGGGAACCTTGGCGCGCAACGCGTCCCACAGCGCGCGCTTCTGGCTGACGGGCACCGTGTTGACCTTGCGGTCGCGCTCCCAGCGTCGGCCCGGGATGCTCCGAAGCACGGCCAGCAAGGCGCCGAATGCGTCGTCTGACAGGCCCTCTTGGTCGATCGTGAGCCGGTCGCCTTCGTAGGCCATACGGATCGTGCTCATGTCAGCCATCAGCCGTTCGGCGATCCGGTCGGCCACACGAACGTAGCCCAGTGTGCGCAAGGCGGATACCTTGGCCGGCACGTCGCTGGCCGCAGGTTTTGCAGCAATTTCCCAGATCAGCCGGTTGGCTACGACGCGGTTCTCCGAGGGGCCTACCTCGGCGCCGTACTTGTCCGCGCACACCGGGCCGATGCCACGTTCGACGGATTCGGCATCGACCAGGGGACGCCCGCACAAGGCGCAGTGGGTGGCTACAAGGGCCGTTGCAGGTGCGCCTTCGTGGCTCATTAGGAAGCCCTCGCAACCGGGCGAACCGTAACCGTCACATCATCGCTCTTGGCTGCATATCGATCGCTAGGGGTGATTGCGACGGCTAGCAGGGCTATGTACTCGCTCTCACGCAGGGCGGCTTCTAGGGAGCTCCAGGGCGCTGCAGGAGGGGGAGGGATCTCGTCGCTTGCGAGGCCGTCGAGAATCTCTTCCCAGTGGGCCGCGGTGCGGTCTGCCATCTCTTCGAAGGCCTCGACCAACGAATCGCTCTCGATCTCCCAGAACTCACTGCCCGTCGTCGTGATGTCCATGTCCTAATAATACGGCGTACGACGCAATTACCTCGAGGTAAAAGAGATGTACGCCGCATTTCTGTGGCATAAGGAAGGCATGTGTGGGGCTTTGGTATCTGCGGCGAATGCCGTAATATAGAGACATGAGTGCAGCGAGCACCCCGAAAGGGGCCAAACTCATCTGGCAGCGTGAGAACGACCCTGCAGCGTGGCGAAAGGCGATCCGTGAGGCACTGGTGAAAGCTGGAACCATTCCCGGTGCGGCCGAGAGGCTAGGTATCCATCGGCGCAATCTAGAGAAGTGGCTATCGAAAGAACCATCCTTGCGCGAAGGGATTGAACTACGGTTGCGGGGCAGGCCGCTAGACGGTCAGTAGCTACAGCCATGAGAGCCACTCTTCTCTCTGCCACCTGTGGAACTCCGCTGCTTCCTCTTCATTCAGCATCGAAAAGTAAGTCCAGCGACGCAAGACCTCTTCAACGGGTCGTCGGACGAAGTAGATTTCGTGGATATTAGACATCCATCGAACTTCCCTGGCCAGATTCTCCCTGAATCGGATCACATCCTGCGGGGGTCTGCCGGTATCGGCGCCCGTCGAGCGGCGCGAAAGATATGCTTCAAGATCCCCGGCCACCTCGGGGAAGACTTCCCGAATAGGCCTATTCCCTTTCTTGGCATTGCAGTTGTTGCATGCGGGTAGACAGTTGCCAGGCGTAGTACCGCCACCGCTTAAAATAGGAACAACGTGTTCCAGCACAAGAAATGGCCTTGTTTTGCAGTAGGCACACAAGCCGCCAAAGTGATCAATTGTGATGATCCACTCTTCGAACGTCAGAGTGGCTGGCAGCAGAATGCATCGTGCTCTGCTAATCGCGCCACCGAGCTGCGTTCTAAGCCGCCGGCGAGTCCAGCTTGAATCGATTCGCCATGGACCATGAAGCCCAAAAGACGGAATGCGACGCACGTTAGCAATTTACCACCGCTTTGCATTCTAAGCCAGCTGTCATAGAATTCTGACATGGGGTTGATCGACCCAAAAGTTGCCGACCTTGCCCGTCGACTTCACTCCGGCGATCCGAGCGCAATCGATGAGATTCGAAGTGCCTTGGAGGCAGAGCGGACGGTTACTTATGCCGCGATTGTTCTCGGGGTCTCAATTCGCTGCTTGCAGCGATGGCTACAGAAATACCCAAGGCTGACACGCGGAATCACAATGCAGGGAGGAGGGTGGCCCAAAGGGAAGCCGCGAAAAACACCCACGAGACTCAAACAGGGAGCGCGAACGTGACCACGAATCAATCCGCCAAGCTACAGGAACTCCGTGACGCAGTCGTGATCGGCGTGAACCAGTTCGCCCCGAAGACCATTACGCTGATCGGCGATCTGCATTACGGCAACAACCACTATCGCCTCACCAGGGACGTGTCAGTGACCGAGCTTGTGTCGGCACAGGAGGTGATCGTTCCGGCGTTGCGCGAACAGATGCGCACCGAATTGGCCGAGCACGCGCTCAAGGAAGCGGGGTGACCATGGACACGGTGGAGTGGCTCGAGAATCGTCCCGACTCGTACCAGGCTGCTATTGGCGGCCGACTGGTGTTCGCGTCGCTAGCCGAAGCCAATGGAGCCTGGCAGATCCTGATCTTCCCTGGAGACAGCGCATTCGTTGAGCCGCTCGCGAAAATCCGACTCGCCGGGACTGCGACACGGTCGTGGAAACGGATCGCTGAAGACATGGTGCGGGCGTTGGGCGAGGCGCAATGAAGGTCGACTGGCACGAGTACAAATTGGGCAGCACGTCGGTTGCCGAGGCGGTGATTAGCGGCCACGAGGTGACGGTGAACGATGCTGGCCACATCGAAGTGCTAATCCGAAAGGACGGCATCGGCATCGGCGAGGCAAAACTATGGGGCGATGGCATTCGCAATATGGAGCACGGCAAGCGTGCGGCTGAAGCCATGGCGCGAGCATTGGCCGTGGATGCCCAAACGGACCACGGTGACACATGATCATCACGATGACCGCACTGCGTGAAATCCGCGCGGGCGAACTGGTCACGACGATAGACGTGGTGCCGTACAAGCCCACGATGGCGGAACACCTTGCTCGCAGAGAGTGGGCGCTGGATTTACGAGCAAGGTGGCGCCAACTAGGGGACGAAGCAACTCCGCGAGAGTGTTTGGACGAAGCGTCGACCAGGATAACACTTAAGAAAGACGATATATGGAAACCGCCCCCTCGCAACAAGACACCATTGCCGTTGCCGTAGACACAGAGTGAAGGCTTCGGCAGGCTCGGTGATACGATGACCGTAAAAGAACTCCGCGAACTGCTCGCAGCCTTCCCCGATGACACCCTGATCGTCCTAGGCAAGGACCGCGAGGGCAATGGCCATAGCCCCTGCGACGGGGTCGACGCACGCCGGTACCGCGCGGAGAACACGTGGTCAGGCGAGATCGATCACCCCGAGGAGCCGATGCCCCATGGATGGGGCGTGCCGGCTGCGGTGCTGTATCCGGTCAACTAAGCACGCCGGCCCGAGTTTCTGTGCCTCGAGCCGTCGTGCCCTTAGGTAAACGGCTCGTAACCCCGGGGTGTATCCCAGCGTGGCGACTCCGCTCGCGGCGAGTATGCCACAATGCAAACTGCCCCGGCTGGTGCGACAACCGGGGCAGCCATGAAAGGGGGTATTGCGAGAAGCTTGCAGTTCCAAGCCTGCCACGTCGGCCGGGTAAGGCAATGACGCGAGGCACAAAAGCGAAAAGCCCCGGCACCATGCCAAGGCTTCGCAGTACCCCAAGTGAAAGCGGCCGTAGTGTTACAGCGCGCGGGGATGGCGTCTACGCCAAAAACAAAAGCCCCGGCATCACTGCCAGGGCCTGTTGCGCGGTAGTTCCTCGTGCGAGAAACGCTTCAAAGGGGACTTTGCCCATGTTGCAACGGAGTGTCTAGCGCAAAAAGCAAAACGGCCCAGTCCGTAAGGACCGGGCCGTCTTCCAAGGATATCTCTGCCGGAACCGTCGTGTCGGTGCGCTTATGGCATAGGAGCGGGCGGGGCGTCTACCCTGCGAGCGAGCGTCTCGATCGTCACGTCATCCGGGTATCCAGTCACCGCGAGCCCATGAAGCGACTGATACGCTGCGCAGGCGGTTTTGCTGATCTTGCCCCATGCCGCATCCACAGGGACCTTGAGCGCCCGCTGTGCCCACGCTTCGCGAACATCTCGCGCAATGGACGCGTTGTCAGCGATCGCTTGGTCCGGATGCGCAGCGGTTACGTCACCGCGGTAGTGAGCTGCAAGCAGGGCCGCGAACCAGTTGCGCCCTAGCCAGAATCGCTCGCCGGCAAGGCGATAGTCTGCGACGTGGACCACCTCGCCCTCGCGAGACGATGCGCTGGGCTTGGGCTTCGGAACGAACTGCGAGAGCCACTCGCCAAAGAAGTCCGCAGGGCTCTGGTAGCCTCGATAGATCACGGTCTGAGCATCGCCGGTGCCCTTGTTGCCATGGGCACGATAGAACGGCGCCGATCGGCCCGTTCGCATGCGATACGCCACGGCCCAGCCCGGTGTGGCTTTCACGCCACCGAGATTGTTTGCGCGAAATGCCTTGCCGCGACCGGTCTCGGTCATAAAGTGCGCCGCGACCTCGAACGCTCGCAGCAGTGGCGCGCCTGCTGCAACCAAGCCGTCGACACAGAAGAGCGCAAACGGGTAGGGCTCGAGATGAATCGTCGGCGGTTCGTGGATCTCGGCGACCGGGTCAAGCCACGATGGGATGGGCGCAAGCGGGCTATCAAACTTGTCCATGTTTCGACTCGCTTGAATAGAATGCCGTGGGCGGGAACTGTATTAAAGGATCGGGCTGTTTCCCTGAACAAGCGTCACGCCGGATCATCTTCCCGACGCGCGCGGAAGTAGCGCCGGATATTGGCCTGAATCGAAGCTTTATTCATCGGTTCCGGTTCTGGGATAGGTTCTAACCGGCGTCGCGAGAGATCGATCGACAGACCATCCCATTCGGATTCGTTCGCGAATCGTGGTCTTGCTAATGCCCGTTTTCTCGGCCCACTCACTCAGACAGAGCGTTTGCCCTTGATGAGTTAGCGTCCTACGAGAAGACCTGTTTCTTGCCTGCTCGATCTCGGTTGCCCATCGACAGTTGGCATCCCAGCCGTTCGTTGTGCATTCATCACACTTGCCACAGCTGTAGTGACCTTCATTGTTCCTGCGGTCGAGAGAGTGTTCGTCGGACGGACGAAGGCCCATGTCCGTAAAAAATGCCTCAAAGTCCTTTCGCCATCGCCCGCAGACCCGAATGCCGCGACCGCCATAACGACGATAGGCGCGATTGCTTTTGGTCTCGCATCGATCAATCATTGCGGCCCAGGCCGTGTATTCGATCGTGGGAGCTTTCGCTCCGTGAATCTTGGCTTGTCCATGCTTTCTGAATCTCTGTGAGATGAGTTCGCTACGCAGGCAACCGCAGGATTCGCTGATTGAGTTTCTTAGACTGGCGCCAACAACATCTAGCTCTGTGCCGCAATCACATCGGCACCGCCAAATTAGCGAACCGCTCGACGGCTGCCTCTTGCCGAACCAACCGAGAACGGTCCATCTCCCGAATTTCTGTCCGGTGAGATCCTTTGCCCTCTTGGGGAGGACGTGTTTCTTTCTTGGCATCATCGCACCTCCTAGTGCGCTGATCACGCCCCCGGCTGTTACCGCAGCGCGGGGGTTTCTTGTTTCAAGCGATCACTAATTCTACCATCCATCCGCCTCGCATCGACTGCGGAAGTACTCCCGAATCTCGTTCTTGAGCCGATGGGATCGATCGGTGAGCTGCCAAACACCCTGTGCATCCACTTTGAGATCTAGATCGGGCCGGTACTGGTTGCGCACCAGGATCTCGTCACGCACGCCGTAGCCACGCTTGGTCTTGGCGCCGTGGAAGTAGTGTAGCGCGAGGCCTTTCATCAGACCCACGTTGCGGCGAATGTACCGCTCGGCACGGTCTTGGTAGACCAGCACGGACTCTCGGTAGCGCGGGTGAAAATCCTTGCGTAGAACCTTGTCCAGCGTGCCCACCAGGGCATTCGCAAGGTAGTAGTCACCCGAACCCAGAATCCCCGTATCGGGAATGCCACCAAGAGCATCCCAGGCCTCTCGGGTGCAAGCCCACGCGAGGCCGGGCGTGCCATGCGGGCCGTAGCCATAGGGATAGACGCCGTGCGGCGACGCCCCGCCATTGAGATGACAGCTCATGAAACTTCGATGCAGCGGACCATTGACCTCGCAGTCTGCGTTGAGGTCCTGAAACTGCGAATAGATCTGTAGAATTGGGTAGTCCTGCAGCTGGTGAATGACTTCGTTGGCCCAGTCATCCCGAGCGAGCATCATGTCAGCATCGCACCAGGCCACATAACCCCATCCAAGCGGTAGCCGAGAAACACCGATACGGATGAGGTTTTCTTTCAGCCAGAGGATATGGCGTGTCCGGACTTGGATATCGAATGGGTCATCGGCCTGAGTAACGGCGAAGTCACGATCTCCAAACGCACACTCGACTGTAATGAGCGTGGCGCCCGCTTCATATACACGCTTGCGAAAGTCCTGGTAGAGCGACCAGAGCTTCCTGGAGCGCATGGCATTGAAGATCGGGGTTATGACAAACAGCTTGTCATGGATGCGATCAGGACGACTGAAGAAGGTCTTCAGTTCAGACGAAGGCGCTACATCGACAGGATGCATTCAGTGCTCGTATGTGAAAAAGGGGACATGGCCTTGCGACGCGTGCCCCCTTTGGTTCCCCTTTTTCGACCACGAATGTGGTGGAAGATCGTTGGGTTACATCTTATCCAGCCGGGATCGCGCTTTTGAGGATCTCTAGATCCGCAATGATGCGTTTGAGCGCGTCGGTCTGGGCTGCCGTGAGCTGAACCCCGGTGCCGGGCTGTGGCGCGGGCGTGGGCGGCGGAGTCATGGACGCGGGATCTTTGCTCGCGTCATGAAGGAAGCCGAGCATCATCACGTTCCATGCGATCGTCTCCCACGTGCTGAACTCGTTGGAGTTCAGCAGTGACCAGCCGTCACCGTAACGCCGTTGAATCGGCAGAGCGTCCCAGTCGGGGGAAAGCTTTTTGGATACAGCCGTCTGGTAGGACTGGCCACTAGCCCCTGCAGTCGGACCGAAGACAAGGATACCGGGCGCGTTGCCAATGGGCTTGCCGACGTGATCACTGGTCACACCATCAGAAAGGCCGTACTTGGTAAAGTACGAGTCGCAGTGTCCTGGGCTGTTGGGCGAATCGGTTCCCAGGCCCGTGTAGAATGACCTGCCAAGCGGATTGAGACCGAGAGCGTAGTCTGCAAGCTGCGAGACGGTGTTGGTATACTTTTGACGCTTGGTCGCGTCCGTCTCGAAGAGCGTGGCAAAGGCACAGACTTCCGCGTATCGCCCCTGGGCCGTCATCGCGCCCCATGAATAGAACTTGTTGACCCCTTGGCTGTAGGGGCTGTTCTCGGTGTCCACATTCATGTAGCCACCGCTCGCAGCGCCCTGCAGGATCTTGCTCTTCAGCGCCGTGGCCAGCGTGGCATCCACCGCACGATCGGTGGGCAGCAGGTAGCTCACGAAGTGAACGGTGAGGCAGTTGGCTGCTGTATTGCCCGGGAGGTATTGCTCGGGCCAAGCGCCCACCACCACGACGGCTTGCGCAGCTGCCTTGAACAGATCGTGAAACGGCTGTTCCCCTGTGGCTAGATAGAGCTGTAGCGCGGGGTACAGAAACCGCGTGGCAGCCTGGTTGACGTTCGTGGTTCGCTGAAGATACGCCCATGCCATCCGCGCACGATTGAGCAGCGCGTCGGCATGGGCCGAGTCAAACGGGCGAACCAAGCGCGAAGCTTGCGCGAACATCCCGCAGGCAAACGCGGTAGTCTCCTCGAGCGGGGCCCACGTGCCATACATGCCCGGATCGCTCGCAGCACTATGGACTCCGTAGGTGGGCTCTGCGTCGCGCTGCGTGCCGGCTCGCACGCCACCTTGCAGCGGATCTCCCGCCGTGGTGATCTGTAAGTTTTCCCAAAGCAAAAGGCCCCATAGGGCCTCGTCGAGAAAGTCAGGAATGCCGTTTCCGGATTCCGGGAGGTTGTACTGCCGGTCAATGAAGTGTGACGGCCACGCTTCGTAGGTGCTCAGCATGAGCAGCGGGATGAGCGTATGCGTAGGCCGGCGTTGGAAGTCGCCTGCGTCGTGGTAGCCGCCCCGAATCGGCGCCATTGCCGCGCCCGAAGGAACGTTGATAAACCCGTTGCCAGGATACTGTGCACGCGTGTCAGCAATCTTCGCGTGACAGATCCCGCGCGTGAATTCCGTATACGGACTTTCCAGGGCAATACCGCAGCGCTGGTGATAGAGCCCCCGCGTTGCGACGTAGGCAGCCTTTCGGGTGTACTCCTGGCCAATCCCGAATGATCGCGATCGGCCGCACCCTGGCACCGAGACAAAGTACGGGCCACCGGCAGGCACCGTATCCAAAGGCAGGCGATACACCCACTCACCCGACGTCGGGGCCGTGGCGCTCACCGCGGTGTCATCGAACTCCCGGGCGACGGTGCCCGAAAAGACTACGTTGCCAGTCTTCTCATCGATGACTTGATAGCCCGGGAACGGGCTGAAACGAAGTGAACCGCCGTTGCCGAGGTATACACCGAACACGGCCCAACGGGACGTTGCTCGATCCGAGTAACCGACTTGGTTGACCTTGATTGATTCGCAAGGCGTTGTACGACTGCCGAACACGATGCTTTGGCTGCCGTAGGGGCCCGTTACCGCATAGGTTGTGCCGTCCTGCAGAAGCGCCGCCAAATGCAAGTAGATGCGATGGCGTACCGTCACAGGATACGTGTTGGGCTGCGTTGCGGTCTTCGCCTTGCCCTCATCCCACGGCATCGAGTCGCGATGAATCGCAACGGGCGGCTGTCCGTTCACCTGCCAATGGGCAGGGTCAAGGTCGAGCGTGTCGGGAGCTGTCCCAATCCCGCTTTCGTCCTGGCTACTCTCGGCGACCGCGACGAGAACGGAAGGCGCTGCAGCGTGAATCTCGACGATCTTCGGTATCATGGTGATAGCTCCCGAATCTTCCTTAGCAAGGCGGACAAGTCTGGTGATCCCGGCAGACAAGCATCGGCACCCGCGGCCTTGGCTTGTTCAAGCCGTTCCTTTGACATGTCCAAGTTTGAAAAGAGAATCACCGGGATTTTGGACGTGATCTCGGTCGCACGAATGCACTTGCACAGCTCAAAGCCGTTCAGCACATCCATCCAAATGTCACTCACCACGACATCCGGAAGATATCCACGAGCAAGCCTGAAGGCCTCCATGCCGTCGTGAGCCGGGATGACCGTAAAGCCCATGCTGGTCAGCATCTCTCTCAAAACTCTGAGCCAGCGCGGGTTGTCATTCACCAGCAGGATGGTTTTGTTGCGGTCTGCCACCTGTCGAGTGTAGCGCTTGCACCAAGACCATCATGTCTTGGTGGTACTTCTCGAAGCGTCCCTCCAGCCGCTCCATCCACTCCGTGACCTGACTGGCCGTGGTCTCGTTCTGATGAACGACGCGCAGGTTTTCCTTGGCGGCCTCAAGCGTCTTGTTCGCGTATTCATTGGCCTCTCGAACGCGAAGATCCTGCAGCTCTTTGAGTTCCTTCAGGGCCCCTTGGTAGAGTTGTAAGCTGTCCTGAAGTTGCTTCTCTCTGGCTTCCTGACGCTTGTCATCTCGACCGTACAGCGTCTTGATGGCGTACAGGGCAACCAGCAGAAAGATCCCAAGCGCTCCATAGTCAACAAGGCGATCCAGGTGCGTCGCGTCCGCCAAAGCTACGTAGATCACGTGGCGAGCAGTTCAGGGAAGTGCTGGTGTAGCAATTCGATCCCGTATCGCGCTTCCTCGCTACTCACGATCCCGCTACTGATGGACGTTGCAGCGCTTTCGAGCATGTCCCGTGCAAGCAACAGATCTGCCGCCCCCAGCGCATAGCCGTGATTTAGCTGGCCTGCGAGATCATCCAGCGAGGGCAGTCTCCCTGTCATCGCGTATTCAATCTCAGCGGCCGCATAGAACCCAGGCACTTCGTACCCTACGCGCTTGTGGCCCGAGGTCGCATAGAAGTAGGCAAACTTCAGCTTGTCTTTCGACCACTGGCGCGCGTGCACAAGCTCGTGGCAGACGGTTCTAATCTTGCGGTTGGGCGGCAGGCCCGGCGTCAGATAGATCCAGCTACCTGCCGTGAAACTCCGACCGTCGAGCAGTTGGGTCAGATCGGGGATCCCCGCAGCCTTGAGCGCTCCCTGAAAAACCTGGAACTCCCATGCATCGTCACGGTCTACAATCCGCGCACCGAAGTGCTCGGCCATTAGATCCGTGAATGCCTGCGCTTCGCTCTCGGTCGCAAGTCGCGTCATGGCAAACCTCCGTCTCGGGCAAGGCATCGGTCCATCGGGACACACGCAAAGATCTTGCGGCTAGGGTCATAGACGGACGGTACTTCGCAGCAGACGGCCGAGATCTCTCGGCATGGACGATTCATATCCACCCAGCTTGTCGGCGCGGAGACACCGCAAACCTGCGGAGCGCCCGCAGGGGAACAGCGTTGCGCGCGTGGCGGGCAGTTGTCCGGGGGTGGAAGGGATGGACACGCCGTAAACAGCGGCACCAGTGCGATCAAAGCGAGTTTGAGCAGCATCGCTTTATCTCACCCGAATCTCTGACAGACCCAGGCCCGGGATAAAGATCGCGAGCAGCCAGAGCACCACCGCAATAATCACGACCGCGTTGAGAATCTGCCGGATCTTGGCATCCATCGGGATGATGGAATTGACCAGCCACAGAAGCACGCCGATCACAATGAGCACGAGGATCACGTGAAGTAACGTCACGGTTCACTCCCTTCTGTCTCGATGACGGACGCGGGTTTGGGTTGCACAACGGCCACGGCCGCAGTTGCCGGTGTCTGCGTGGCCTTCCAGGTCGAGACTTCGCGCTCGATCATCTGCGCAATCAGATATTCGGGGCGCTCGATGCCAAGCGCTCGGAGCGTGTCGATTGCTCGCTGCCCTTGCACCACGACGTCATCCATCGCAGATTGCTTGGTCGACAGCGCGGCAGCGGCGGACCAGTAACCTGGCTTGGCAGGATCCTTGAGGTCCTGAACTCGCTGCACACGACTGCCTACCGCAACATCCGCGAGCTTCTCGAGGGCTTCTAGAGCTTTTGCGTAGCGTGCATCTTTGACGTAGGGCCGCACGATCGGAATGACCGCCAGCGCCACACCGCCGATTGCCGTGAGCAGGGCAATGAACTGCGAGAAGGTCATGGTCGTAGCGCTCGGTCGATCAGCTGTCGGTCTGCGTCGGTCACGCGATACTCTGGTACCGTGGACAATGAAAACGCTTCCTGGTCGCCATCCCAGTCATGCGGACCGCTCGGTGACATCAGGGCGCGTTTGGCGCTGATCCCGGGAGCGCAGCCGGGCGGGTAGGCCATGCCGTATGCAACATCACATACGTGCCACGTTGCCATCTCCGGGTGCGGGCCACGGTAGATCCGAAGATGAATCAGCTCATGACCCGGTATCGAGCGGCCCGAAAAGGAATCGGTAAGGCTGCTTGTGTTCACCCGTACTCGACTCTCGCCGAGTCTGTACTCACCTGCTGCACCAGCTTCGAGATCGGCGCACTGCACATCAACTTCGCCCGTTTCGGAGACGTGCCAGCCGAAGTACCGAATCTCTTCGGCGATCCACTCTCGCTGGGGCGATACGCAGTCCACGATGCTTACCGCTACATCTCGACCGCCCAAAGGGGACGATGCGGATGGTTCCGGAGATGGTCCGCAAGCCACGAGCAGAAGGCCGAGGATCGCTAGAAGGGTGCGCATGGCGCCTCGTTGGGGCGATTGGGATCGTCTTCGCATCGGTTCAGCGCGTCGGGTCCGGTGAAGCAGAAGATCTCGGTCGTGTGGACGTAGCACCAGAAGTCAGTCGGCATCGCGTCGGCAACTTCCGCGACAACCGGAACATCAGCGGGTGCGGCGAAGGCTGGAACATGCTGAAGGCCAGCATCGTAAGACAGCACGCGCTGGCGACAGCTCAACGCGAAGACCAGGAGCCACAAGTCAAGCGCGCGGCGCATCATCAGGCCGGTGGTACGCCTGCGAATCCGTCCCAGGTTACGCCGATCACGTACTTGACCAGATAGTTCAAGTCGCCTGGGGTGTTGGCATCTCCCTCGCTCGCCATGGTCAAGACGACGGGGCTGCCGTTCTGTATGCCAAAGGTGAACTTGGCCTGAACGTCCCCGTTCAAGGCGCACTGCTTGGCGAACCGGTCGTTGAATTGGTACGTAGCGTCCCGCACAGCCTTCGCGAACATCAGGCTTTCTGCGGGAGGACTAGGCAACGAGAGCACGTAATTGGCCTGCTCGAGCAAGGCAACTTGCACCTGCTCAATGAGCGGCGTGTAGGAACTCAGCGCGTAAATCTGACGGAGTGTAGGCATAGCTTAACCGATCGGGCTCAATGCCCGTTGTGTGCGGTTGGTCTTTTGGGGTGCCGACTACGGGTAGTCGGTAACGGCGTCTTTGACGGTCAGCGTCCCGCTCATTGCGAGAATCCTGCGACCGCCCGCGAGCTGGATGAACAGGTCAAACACGTACGTGCCTGCGGCAATGAGCGCGGTAGCGGCTTCATCGACGTTGAGCCGAAACGAGTTGTCGGCATCATCGAGCTCAACGCCGGTGCTCTCGGTCCAATCCACTGCAGCCGACGAGGCAGACGCGCTTGCGCGTGCTTGCATGTGGGCTGTGGCATCCGTGAGATCGAAGGCAACGTTGTCTTCATCGACGGGAAAGTACTTTTTGGTAACGAACGTCTCGCCCTGCGTGAAGGCGAGCGGCGTTTGAATGGGAATGCGGTTTGCCATGACTTACTCGTAGTAACCGACAGCTTGGATGGCGAAGACTGGTGAGCTGGCGCCCTCGAGCTTGTACTCAATTACCTGAGAACCATCGGTCTCAATATTAAACTCCTGGACCGACCCGGCTCCTACCGCTTTGGTTAGGTTTGTGGTGTCGCCATTCGTTCTAAACTTCGCAGTGCCTGCGCTGTCAACGTAGATGCATTCGAGAGTAGCCATGTACGAGTGTGAGGGCATCCAAGCGGATAGACTCTGGTCGGTGTAAGTGCTGGGCGTCGCAGTGGCGATGACATAATCGCTAATCTTCGATCGCCGCCACGTGACCTTGTTCGCGTGTTTGAAGAACGGCCGAATATTCCCGCTACCATCGACGTAGTAACTGCAGATATACACTCGCGTGGCGTCGCCTGACTTGAACGTCCGGCTGGCATCAGGGCCCGTGGTCGAGCGCTCGTAGGCGATCAGGCCGAGACTCTCGTATCCGTAGAGATAGTGCCAGGTGTCGTTGGAATCAGACCCAGGCGCAACCGTGGCTGCAGCCTGCGCGTCGAAAGGGACGTTACCGATGTACATCTTCTGAAAGCCCTCAACGGTGATATGTGTACCGTCGGAGCTAGCTGCGTTCCTGGCGCCAATCAGAAGTCCCGCGAACCCGTTTTTGAGCGTCGTGACCGCGAGGTTTGTGAGGTTCTTTTGGTCGTTCAGATAGACGGTTCGGTTCGTCACCGCCTGGAATGCATCGTCGACGCCCCCAGCGTCGAGAGCGTCACCGTTGTCGGGTACCGTGACGTCTGCGGTGAACTCGTTGACCGGAGTAATGTCGTGCGACATAAGATGAACCTCTAGAAGTCAGAAGGTTTCTTGTTGTACTTGTAGAAACGCAATCGCTGGATTCGAGCCGAGAAGACCTTCGCCTTGTTCGACTGCAAAAAGTCTAGCGTGCCCGGAATCATCAGGGCTCCAAACGTGGGCGGGCTGCCGGTGCTAATGCGGACCGGTGAGCTGGCGTTCACGGCATACTGCACGCTTGTGACTTGCCCACCGCCGACACAGACAAAGATCCGCAAGCGATCCTCGCGTGCCCAGCTCATCGTATTGGGTGTCGTATAGAGCGTGCCGCCGATCGTGATCTTGACCGCTTGGGTGGCATTGTCGATGACGCAGTTGTTGCTGGCATCGATGTACCACAGCGTCATATCCGCGCTGTATTCATTGAATGCGCCCTTGGGCTCACATTCGATGTAGCAGCGAAGGCTTCCGTCTTCAGCCAAGCAGGTGTTGCCGACGTTGCGATACCAGCGAGGAGCAGCGCGAGTAACAGCACCGAGAATGGTTTCAGTGGGGAAAAACGCACTTGCTGCGCTACCCTGGATGTCAAGGAGATCTAGATACGTATCCCTGGCACCAGCCCCCAGTCCGCCGCTACTCGTTCGGTTGTTACCATCCGCACCACGTAGAATAGGGCCCGTGCTGCCTGCGCCACCTGTATTGACGTACGTGGCTCGCGTCCAGTTGGTAGGCGCGGTTCCAGCAAACAGAATCTGAAACGTGACGCCGCCCGTGTCATTTGTGATCTGAGACGTCGCGCCAACTGAACCCGCTTTATGCCAAATCGAGATCGTTTGCGTGATCCCGCCTGGGCGCCCATAGCCTAGGTGATAACCGGGGTTGCCGCTCGTTGTCTGAGAGCGGTCTGCGAGAATGCTGCCATCTGGTCCCGCTGTAGCATTGGCCGTAACCGTGCCGCCGCCGCCATTGGTCCACGCGGAAACGTCTCGGTTGTTTGAGACGACGGACGTTCTCGCTTCATCGATCACCAGCCCGGGTGACGTGTTGTTCTTGCCAACCGGAACACTGCTCGAGCTCGAAAGTCCGGAATCAGTCGAGACGGTCGTGGGGCTGGTTTGTACCGTGTATTGCGAGGATAGCCGCTCATACAGCGTGCCGGTTCCAGTCATCGAACCGACACCCGGAGCCTTGTTCGTCCAGTCGACCTCGAAAACGGTCTCGACCCGTCTCCAGCCGTTTGCGGCGATTACCGGGATCATGAGCTAACCGGCAAGAGTCCACTGAGCCGGCGAAAGAGAGACCTTGGTGAACATGCGTACGTAACGATTGTCTGCAATGACGGCCGTGGAGTTGCCATCAATCGTTCCAGAGGACTGCACGTCAAACGTACTCGGATGCGTCCCTGCTGAGTTCGTAATGTCTTGAAACACGTGCACGTGATACAGGCCCGAGGCGGCAGGCAGTGTGATTGCGCGGTCTGCCGTGGAGTTTACGAAGTGCCAGGTCTTCGTCGGGTCTGCGATCACATTGCCGGCGATCGTCTCGTAATCACCGATGGCCGTCGCGCCAAAGTAGTTTGTAGTGCTGCCAGCGACGCCGATGTTTAACGGGTTGTCGCCGATAAAGACCCACGCTCCGCCTGCGCGGATATACGTCTTGTTCAGCGTCGAGTCGTAGACGATTAGGCCGTCTGGCGGCGTCGAGATCGCATTGCGCTGTGTGGTCGTCGGCCGTGGGAGTAGTAGTCCCTTGGTCGTGGTGTTGAGCTCGAGGATGGCTGCGGCCGCGGGATCTGCCAGCGCACCATCCGTGAGGTACATCGGGACCTTGATGCCGTGCCGGACATCATCAAGGTCCGCGAGAATCGTCGATGATCCGGACTGCCACGTATGCTTGCCAGAGTTCGCGCGTGAGCCAGACTGATACTTCGCCGTCAGGTTCCCGGTGAGGTTGCCGAGCGTGAAGTTGTTGCCCGTCGCGGTACTGAAGTCTAGCGTGAGGATGGGAATCGAGGTGTTGTTTGCCTCGTTGCGACCGTACAGGGATAGGTTGTAACGGAAGTACAAACCCGCCGCGCCGAACGTCGTGCCAACGCTTGGCTCGATGCCGAAGTGGGCTTCGTCGCCGGCGCCAAGTCCGGTAACACCAACGTCCTCCCAGCTGGTCCCGTTAAACTGTGAGATCTTGCCGGTCGTGAGGTTGTAGACAATGAGACCGGTAAGCGGGGACGCAATGGCATTGCGCTGTGTCGAGCTCATCCGCGGCGGCGCAATGCCGCGCGTGGTGCTGTCGATCTGCAGCTTTGCGCTTGGGTCTGGAGAGAGCGTGCCGATCGCAAGCGCTCCCTTGCTCGTGAGCCGCATACGCTCGGCAAGTGGAGTGCCTGTATCTCGGGTGCGCCACGCGATCGCGCTGGAAACAAATCCGGACGTCGCACTTTCCCACAGCGCATCCATTGCTGCGGCGTCCGCGATGATGTTCAGCGAATCATCGAGCCGGAATAGGATCGACTCACCGAAACCCGTCCCGGGACTCGTGCGACGCGCTGTGAGAGTGGCAAGGGTATTGAGCCCAGCGTTGCCCGCGTCGGTGACCGTGACGGTGATCGGGTTGATAAACGACCCGCCCGACACGATCGTGAGAATCTCGGGGTTGATCTTGAGAACTTCCCCCTCGACCACGAAGTGTGCTGGCCAGTATTGCCTTAAGCCCATGCTAGTTTGTTCTCGACTACGGAATTCCGCGGAGCCTTACCGACTCAGTTCCGCCCCATACGCCGTCGCCCCATGCCGGGACGGGCTCCCAGATCCGTCCGCTGCAGAAGACAACCTCTGCGCAGATCTCGTGGGTGACCTTCCATTTGCGAATCGCTTTGCGGAACTGCTCGACTTCATACGAGTTGATCCCGCTTGCGCCCCAGACGCGTGGACCGTCCGGCGCGCCATGGTGCCCCGGTACTGTTCCGCCCCACGTCCCTGTGCCCCAGACGCCTGGTGCGGTGACATCGGTTGGGGGGCCTACGAAAACCCAGAACGCGCTGAACCAGCCGGCCCAGGGATCGGGAACGTTGCCGCCCAGGTCGTTGTAGGAATACACGCGAACGTTCTCGAAGCCCTGTTCGAGCATGCAGTCAATCAAGCGTTGTTTCGATCCGGCTTCGAACCACAGATCCCATGCGGCCTTGACGCGCTCTCGGTAGGTCGCATCCGTGTCGGCAAAGTATCGATCAATGGATCGACCGTCTCCCACGTAGGGCAACACATCGCTCGGTGCGTAGCTGGGCATCCGATATGTGACGGCCGCGCGCGTGTATCTCGTGAGAAGATCCAGCGAGAAGCCGATCACAGACAAAAAGGCCTTGCTGAACTTCTGCCGCAGCCAACCCGGAACAAGCGGAACCGTTCCGGGAGACACTTTCCCGGCGAACCACTCTTCAAAGGTCATTGCTGAACCACTACGCCGGTAATGGCAATCGTGCCCACCACTGCGACTTCATTGTCCCCGATCGTGAGATCGTCATTGATCCCGTTGATCAGCACCGAGGGAATCGGCACCTTGATCTGACCGGGCGTGTCCTTCAGGACTTTGATCACGTCGTCGAGGCCCAACGTGCCGCCGATGGCCATAAACTGAATGAGCCCCACGATGCCATCGGTTGCCGTGGCCACGGCCGTAGAGAACGCGCTGCCGTAATACAGCGTGGCAGACACGTTGACGGTCACACCGGTGGCGTTCTGAACCTGCAGATCGGCCGTTGGATTGGCAAGCGAGAGTAAGTAGTTGCGAACAAGCGTCTCGTCGGCTGTCGGAATCGGCCCGTCACCCGCCGCAAGCCAGATATCGACCGTACCGGGACCGCGCGGGTTGTCATCTCGAACGACCGTCTTGGTGGGCTTGGTGCCAACGCCTGGCGTGTTGATGGCCAGAAACAGGTAGCCGTCTGCGGGCTTGAGAAACCCGACGGTTCCCCACTTGGCGCGGCAACGAGTCTGCAGTGACGCGTCAGTTTCTTCGTCGGTACCTTGGGTCATGAGCCAAGAATTGCTGCCCGAAGGTACGTAAAACGAAGCAGTCACGCCGGGTAGTGGCGTGACCAGGGTAAGCCCGGTATCAGGACTGACGTTGAATGCAGAGCCCGGATTCTCGGCAATGAACGGAACGATCGTGTTGCTGGGGCCAGCGGGCAGGGTAACGCTGATGGGATTGATGCTGAGGTATCGATGCTTCGCAACCGACTCCTGCACAATCACTTGACCCGGATCGAGCGGGTACGGACCGTTGCCGATTGAGACGTTGAGCAGAATCTGACCTTGCGCAAAGGTCGCAGGGAATCGAGCAACCGGGGCGGCGGGCGAGCTATACCAGTCCGCAAGGAGCGTGAGCCATCCACTCGTGGAGAGCTTGAGCAGCCCACCGGCCGTGATATCGCGCAGAAGGCCACTGCCCACCGCAAGGGCTCGTGAAAAAGCCTTGAGCAGGGTGTGGATGACACGCCCGGATTGCCAATTGACGGTCGGAAACCCAATGCTGGCTAGCTGCGTCAGAAGGAAGGTGAGCGCATCATCTTCATTGTCAGACCCGAGTAGGTCACGAAGGGTCGGATCAGCCACTGAACGCCTGCAACACTTTCACGGACACGTTGTTGATCTCGAGAGTCATCGAGAAAGGCCCCAATGCAGTCCGAATCAGAATGTCGACGTTCATTGACTC